GGACTCAAAATCGCTGGGTAATGAGTGTCGGGACTGATTTTCCACTCAGGTAGAAATCGGCATGCGGCTGGCTGGTTTTGTAATACGTTTACTCTGTTTATCAAAATGACGACAACAGTTTTGAGATCTCGGCCGAGGTGGAGATCGCCGCTGCGGAGTTCCTGGGAGGCGATTCCTCAAAGCTTGATGATCCGGCTTTCCGGTCGGCCCTTAATGCTGCGATTGATCAACTGCCAGATGATCAAAAGCGGGTCGTTGGCCTGCTCCTACAAGGATTTCCGATCGATTCCAAGGAACACGATGTCATGACCATTGCGCGCATTCTGAAGTGTGACGAAAGGACGGTCAGAAACCGCCGCGATCGTGCCTGCAAGGCGCTCAGGGCCATTCTTGAAGAGGAGAATGCACAATGAAGGGCAAACATACTGGTCTGAGCGAGGAAGAAGTTCTTCTGGCTTTCGCAGTCGAGCCGATTCATAACCGCAAGATGTTGGAGCACTATCTTGGTGAGTACCCTGAGTATGCCAACGCGCTGGTCGACTGCTCGATTGAATTGATGGTGGACGCTACGCGGGGCGACGAGGTCGCGCTGACACCTTCCTGCAGGCTGTCGTGATCCTCGAATCGATCATCGTCGCCGTCCTGGCCGAACCCGCAATCAACCGCATGAGCCCCTGCACCAGCCTCGTGCCCCGGCTCGCCTTCCACCTCCTGACCGTCGGCGCCGTCGCCCGCATCTACGCCATCGCCACCGGCGACATTCCCAGCGTCCCGACCGCCATCACGACAGGAGGCGTCGCCCTGCTGCTGATCTGCGATCGCTGGCGGACGGGCAAGGCGATAACGCGCAGTTCGGGGGGATTTTCCGGGTTCTTCTGAAGCGGGTCGAGCAGTCACTGCGCTCGGCGATTTCGGACGCTCGGATGGATGGTGCGGCTGAAATTCGTGAGGTCCTTGCGTGCATGTCGTCCATGAGATAGCCCCTTCTATCCTGCTCAAAACAGCGGCATCTGCGCAGCGCGCTGCATGATGATGAGTTCGTCGTAGCCGTCTCCGTTCCGGCCGCCGTGAATAGACGAGTAGCCAGACGATCCCTTTGGCCATGGGTGCTCCCGCCGGATGCGATCGCCGTCCACCACAAATCGGTTGAAGAAGTTGATATGGTCTTTCGTTTGCGGGCATGGCGGCATGGGCAGAGCTTGGATGTGCAGAAACCCATCAATTTCGATTACTTTTGTAACGCGCAGGCCTGGAGACTCATGCACAGAGTAATTGGTGTTGATGATGTCGCCGACCTGTGGCGCCGCCGGGTTCACTGTTTTGGCCCAGGGTTCGAGGTTTGGCATGCTGCCAGGTCCAACAAGGAAACGCCGTACAAATCCGCCAGCCGTTTGGCCACAGCCAGGCTGGGCTGGTGCGCTGCTTTTTCCAGGCCCCACAGGTACGATTTGGTGATGCCTGCCAGATCGCCGGCGCCTTGCAGCGTCAGCCTGGCGGATTTGCGCAACGCGCGCAGGGTGTCGCACAACGGCATCTGGCTTGACTGTGCCGGGAGTGTGGCAACGGGGCGGTACTCGATGCCGTTGATCATGACGTTGATCGTGGTCGTTTTTTTCCCATCATTGATGCCCAGCAGCTTGTCCATCTCTGCATGCCATTCCGGCGCCGCTCTGCGCGATGCCGCCGCGTAAATCTCGCCGTCGCTAGGGATACCTCCGTCCTGTCCGTTGAGCACCGCATTTACCCTGTCAAGCAACGCAATAACCGGCTCTGATCTAATTCCGTCGTCGACTTCGACAACCTCAATAATCTCCATGACGCTGCGAAGCAGGTCGCGAAGGGCGACGTTTTCCTCGGAAAGCTTTTGCGCATCCTGGCTTATAGCGGCTATTTGTAGCTCGCCTGGAAGGTCGTCGACGGCCTGGTCTGCGCGACCCTTGTCGTATGCCTCACGGCAGTCCTGGATCGCCTCTTTAAGCGCGTTTTGAGCCGCTTCGAGCGCGACGGACATGCGGGAGATTTCTTCAACTCTGTTCACCCCTACAGCGTCTCTACGGTCCCATCCTTTGTTGAAGCCGGCGTGGAAAGCATATCTTCCGGCGTGTTCAACCCCCCATTTGTCCGTGTTATTGTAAAAATAGTCCACGTCAGAATCAAAATATGCCGCTTCTGCCGCGTTGAGTTCGGCCTGGGCAATCGCCCGTTCGTGCTCTTGCGTCATCTCATCTCATCCGATGCAGCGTCACCGAACCGCCAGCCACCTGCTGCGTTGTTTTGTTCCCGTTCAAGGTCTGCGTCGTGCCCTTGTCGTCATCAACCAGCGCGACAAACCCACTGCTGATCGTCTGCCCGCTGGCTTTCATGTACTCGACCTCGACTTTTGCGCAGTTGATGATGCTTTGCGCGGTGTGGTTGATCGCCGCGGCCTGGTCAATCGCAATCGTTTTGTTTTTCAAGCCTTCCAGCGTTTCGAAAAGCAGGCCCCTCAAGGCGACGTTATCCATGATTTTTGCTCCGGTTGATTTGCTTCGTGATCTTGCCGCGCAGCATCGACAGCTGCGCGATTTCCATGCCGTGTCGATACACCGAGTTACGCCGCATCAGTTCGGCTCGGGTGACCAATTCCAGGTTGTCTAGCGCGATGTTGCGCTTGTTGCCGTCCCGGAACACCACCGCATGCCCTGCCGGCAATGGCCCGTTGATCGCCTCCCATTCCAGCAGATGCACCGCCCGCCAGCGGCGTTGAAACGGCCGTCCGTCGTGAATTTTCCGCTCCAGGTAGCCGTCTTTGCTGAGTCGTTCGGCGCCAATCGGCTGGTAGTTCTCCAGGGCCTTGCCGCTGCGGGTTCCGGGTTTGAACTGTGTATCGATCGCTCGGCCGGTGCTGGGATGCTTCTGGCCTTTGTTCCATGGCGTTAGACCCGGTTTGAATCGCGTCGCCGCGCCGACGTTGTCGCCTTTCAGCAGTCGGCACGCGGCGACCGATGCCATATAGGCAGCGCTTTTGCGCAGGCCGATCCTTTGGACCTTGTGATACACCTGCTCCGGCGTCACGCCAATCTGCGCCGCGATCTGGTCGGTCGGCGTGTCGGCGTAAAGCCGCTGCAGCATGGCAACCGCCTCGGCTGTCCAGACATAACGGCTCATGCCGATTCCCATACCGGCCTTCTTTCCGACCCGGTCGATATGACCTTGCCCTCATCCAGCAAGGTCTTGATCACTTTCGAACACCCGGTGACCGGATTCCAGGTCGCGTCGGTCCATTCGATGCCCGTCTTGTCGCTCATGCTCGCGCTCCTGCATCGGCCAGGCCAAGCTCTTCGACCTTGATCGCCATTTCCTCGATCTGGCAATACTCGATGGTGATGCGCCGCGGCAGGCTGCAATAGATGGAGTAGCACGCGTCAGTCACCTGTCTGGCCGAGTCAATCATCGCCTCGGTAAGCATCAGCCCATTGGCGAGGTAGCGCTGCAGCTGGCGCAGCGGCGACAGGTCCATGCGAATGGATTCGCCTGTGCAGATGCGATCCCAGCACGATATCCAGCCATCGAGCGCCGGCGCCACTTCCATCAGTTCCGAGTCCCAGTCCGCCATCACCGGCTTGCCCTGCACCGCGTCAATTTCGCCGCTTTTGAGCGTGTCGAACAGTTTGTAGACGGGTTCGAACGTGCGCCAGGCGTGGAACGGATGCGGCCGCTTGTCGGTCGGCGCGATCAGGGTTTTCATGCGGTTGTGGCGCTTGCGGGGGCGTTGTGAGCGGGGCATGTCTATGCCTACGCCGCCGCGTGCCGGAAGCCCACCGTGGTGTAGGTCTCGCCTATCGGCACCATCTGATACACTCGCACGACAGTTTCCCGACCGCTGGCATACGATACTGCGCGGCCGATGGCAAGATTGAGGTCATCACCGACGACTTCCACGCCGCCGTTATAGCTGGTCACCGCGTAAATCGGCCGGTCGATTTCCGGCTGATCGGCGACTGGCTCAAAATCCGCGGCCTCGCTTTCGATCTCGATCGGTTCCGCTAGGATTTCGTCATAGGCAATGATCTTGTCGACAATATCCCAAACCGGATCCGGTGCGGGAACTGTTAAGGATTCCTTGTGAGTTGCCGCTGGCTCGTCAGGCGTCTGCGCCTCGATTTTCTTGGCCGGCAGCTTTTCAGCAACCAGGTGCGTCGCCACCCATTCCCGCCCCTCGGACGTGATCTTGTAGGCCAGCAGCCGCGTCACGTCGTCACGCTCGCTGGTGATCAAGCCCTCGGCGCGTGCCATCGTCGAGTTGTCCCGGACCTGCTTTTCCGTCAAGTTGGTAATCAGCGCGATTTCAGCCACCGGCAGCATGCCCTCGCGGGCCAGCGTGCTCAGGATTTTGGCGCGTGCGCCGTTTTTTGCCGTGTTCTCTTGTGCCATGATTTTTCCTTGTCAGTGTGATTTGCGCTTGCCGGCGCCGGCGGCTTTTTTGGCGCAGTCCGCAAGCGCTTGCAGCATTTCCTCGGCCACGCTGGTCCCGAGGTCGTTGTCCATCTGGTGATACAGCGCGCCGAGAAATCCGGCCCAGGCCTGCTGAGCGACGCCACATCTCGATGCGCAGTCACCGTAATCGTGCGAGAGAATGCTGTTGAGCAACGGGAGAATGCCCTGCGCCAGCTGCTCCGCCGCGAGAAAGGGGTCGTCCGAATCGACGATAAAGCGCGCATGCGTTTTTTCGGTTTCCGCGCTCATTTCGACTGTCCAAAAATCCGCCGATGCGCCCACATCGAAGCCACGATCCCCACCGGGCCGCCGGAGAGATACGCCGCGATTTCGACCCCTCCCGCGTCCGGCGCCAGTTTGAACAACGCCAGATTCGCCGCGCCAATGCCGAAGCTGGTCACAAACGCCGCCGCATAGCGCCCGCTGTTTACGTTGAGACTCTGCAGCCCCAGAAAAAACACAAGCAACAGCGTCGACAGAAACAGCGCTCCCGCGGTCATGCTCATACCGCCATCCGCAGGCGCTGCGCCTCTTCGACCTCATCCAGCCGCACGCTATACGCCTCGTCGACTTGCTCGAACAACTGCTCCAGCGTGCCATCGTTGACCAGATCAACATCAGCAACAATGCGATGCGCCTCTTGCTCGCTGGTGTGATCGCTGTGCGCCGTGGTAGCCGCTCCTGGCCGAATCACGCGCCAGATTTGCCCGCCATGGCTGTGAATGAATCGCGCCTCGTCCATGAATCGGACGTCCGTGATGACCACCGGCCCACCATGCGCCAGCCTCGGCCGTATGCGCTGATCCATCAGCCGGCACCAGATTTGACGATGCACCAGGTCCCGGCCCAACTGCGTTCCCAACGTCTGCAGCAGCTCGCGCGGCGACTTGCCAATCCAGGCAACAACGCGCTCTTTGCCTTCCGGCGTAAAATTCCACTCGCCCAGGCCAAACATCGCCTTAATCCCTTCGCGCAGCGGATCGGCAAACGCCATCGGGAAAAACTGGTGCTGCCGGTGCAAATGCCCAGCCACCGTGTCCTTCCCGGCCAGCTCCATGCCGGTCAGCCCTATCAACATCCTTGTCATCATTACCCCCGTGCCATAAAAGCAGACCACCCCGGCAGCATCGCCGGCAGCACGGCCAGTTGCCGGCCGTTGGTGTAAAGCCGCAGCCCTGGCTTGAGCCAGGCGCGCGCCTGCTCGACCAGATCGGCTACGGGGGCTTCCGGTTGTGCCGGGAGAAACACGGCGGAAACGCCGTTGCGGTCGGTGGTCATCGCGGATCCTGATTACGGCTGGCCGTGGAAAATAGGCTTTTGCGCCGCATCAGAGATTTTCACGACGATGGCGTTTGCCGCGGCTTCCATCACCTTGTCTGCGCGGATGAGTTCGTACCAGAACGACAGCTTGCCTTCCCGCACGCGGTACCGAAGCCGCGCTTCCACGCGATACGCCGCGTCGCCCCAGAACACCGGTACGCCGATCGCAAATCGATCGAACAGTTTCATTTTTTCCAGCGTGCCGTTATCCTCCTGCTGGACAAACGCGAGATCCACGCCGCCGCTCTGCAGCCGAAGCGCTGACTTGAATCGCATGTCCTGCTTGGCTTCGAAGTCGATCGACATGCGCAGCATGTCGGCGCCAGACGGCAATCCGTCGCTGCCGGCAATGTCCGCGAGGTTGTCCTCGATGAACGTGGCGAACTCGGCCTGTGTCATCGGCTTTTTGTCTGCGCCTTTCCAGCGGTTCCACTCTTCGGAAAACTTCGGGGCATAAAATGCCCGGTGATCGCGCCAGCCGCTGTCTTCTTCTTGGCCGCCGTTGTCGTTGAGGATCGAGAGAAACTTGATCTTGCCGGCGGTATAGTCGGCCTCGGCCCAGATCGTAGTCTCCAACGTGCCGTGCAGGCATACGTAAGCGATAAAGCTGCTGGCGTCGTCAAGCCGCACGCAGGCAACCTTGCGGCGCGGCTGTTCCAGTAATTTCTCGTCGTCGATTTCCTTGAGCGTCCATCCCGGCGGCAACGCAACGCGGCGCACGTGCGAGAGTTCGTCGCCGGCAATCTCGAACGGCTTCTTGAGTTCCTTGGCCAGCGTTTCAGCCAGGTTGTTGCGGGGTTCTGGGTTTTCCATGTCAGGCTTTCAGGGTGATGGGTTGGCGGGTGTCCGCCGGAACGGTCTTGAGGTCGAGCGCTTGCTGGTGCGGGTCGTTTTGCACCAGGTTGCCCTCGGGGGTGCCGAAGAGCATGGCTTCCATCGGCGCTTCTGCGGGCTTGGTCAAACGGACCTTGCCGGAAACGAGCATGGCGCCGCCGCGGCTGGCCTTTTTGACGGTGATCGTCAAGTCGATCTTGCCGGCCTTGCCGGTGCTGTCGACGGCACAAACCAGTTCGGAGAGTTTGTCGCTGGCGGTGTCAATGAAAACGCCACCGCCGATGTGGCGTAGCGTGTCGGTGATGGGGCGGATCATGAAAATTCCTTTCGTTGTTTGAGTGTTTTGTCCAGCCCATGCAGCAGCCGGCTGTGCTCCCACTCGGCTTGCTGCAGCGCTTTTTCGGCGCAATCGAGTTGCCCTGTCCAGTACGTCACATCGGCGCAGGCGTCTTCCAGGCGCCGGGCGCAGAAATCCCGGTCTGCCTCGATGTCCGCCAGCCGGATGCGCGCCGCAGGGATGCGCAGTCCCAGCGCTTTCCGGTACACCGCCCGTGCGGCGTTGTCGATGGCGATGCCCAGCCCGTGGGCTGCTCGTCTAAACATGGTCGTTCTCCCCTGCACCGATCGCCCGCGTAGCGCGGAATCCGATGCTCTTGTAGCCGCGCCAGGCGATAGCCGCGTAGAGTGCGAATGCCCCGGCATCCTTGCCGGAGTGATACGCGCCACCGCGAATCAGGGCGCGTCCATCCCACCCCTGCCGGTCGATTGGGCGGATGCCCATGCCGCGATAGCGCGGGCCGAATGTGGCCGTCGTCAGGCTGATTGAGTCGGCTTCCATCACCGTGGCGCGGCCGTCCGGCGTGCCCTGCACGTCGTCAAAGATCCACGACCAGGCGTTACCGCCGAAGTCGCACAGGCGCTTGCCGTTCGAGAGCGTTTTCCAGCGCTTTTCGCTGTTGGCGTGCGCGATTTCCGGAAGGCGAATGCGGCCGTTGGGGGTGGCGGAAATCGGGCCGTCGGTGAAGCCCTGCCGCAGGCCTTGTTCCAGCCGACCCGCACCTGGGGCGCCGCCGGTCCAGTTGGCCGGATGCCGGGCGACGTCATAGGCGATCGCCAACCACTGCGTTTCGGTGATCAGTTGCCATCCGGCAGCGATGCAGGCCTGCCGCGCCCCGCAATAGCTCATGTAGCACCAGGGCGCCAGGTCGTCTTGGGAATCGACCACACACCGCGGTTCGGCATCAGGGTTGTCGTTCGGCACGACGCGCTTGCCGCAGAGAAACGTGCTGACCTCGAACGCCGGGACAATCTGACCGCTGGGCAGGTGGATTTCCGGGACGGGCGTGAAGGCCGGCTTCATTCCCGGACAAGCTCCAAATCGTCCTCGTCGAAGTGCTGGCGCAGCACGCCCTGGCCGTGCGGCCGATCGACCAGCACGCGCATTTGGCCGTTGCAGCCGACGTGCGCAAAACCGGCGATCTTGCCGACGAGGTTCAGCGGCTTGATTTTTACCTTGGCGCCGTCGGGAAAGGTCTGTGTTGGTGCGTCGTTCATGCGGCATGCTCCCGGTCCCAATTCGATGCGGTGATGCAGACGGACGCGCCGCGCCGGACGTTGCTTTCCATCAGCAAGCGCGGGCCGTCGGCATACTCGGTGGCGGTCATGCTGCCGGCCGGCAGCAGGTCTGGGGCATCCATCTGCGCCAGTTGCAGATCCCGGCCGAGTGCGCAGGGCATGAAGCGCGGACGGTCGCGCAGGCCGAACACGCAGCGAGTGCTTTGTGCCGGGTCGATGGTCACCACGTTGTGTGGTGTGCTGGGGGTGCGCTTCATCTTTCCTCCGTGTGGCAGTAGATTTTCTTGCCGGCATCGACGCCGGCGTAGAAGGCGTCATGCTCGACCGTGCCCGGATCGTGCGGGCACAGCACCGGACGGCCAGCGAGCATGTATTTCAGAATGGCCGCGGCGCCAGACTTGTAGACTTCGCTGCGCGGGGTGCCGTGCTGCGGAAAGGCGGCTTCGACGATGCGCTCGGCACGCGCATACTCGGCCTCGAATTCGGCCTGGGTTTGGGGGTGGTTGGCGTGCAGCATCAGGCGATGCTCTCGGCGAAGGCGACGCCATAGCGGAAGGCGTCGAAGGCTGGCGTGCCGACCTTGTAAACCTTCCCGAAAGCATAGCCGCGGTAACGGAGCCAGACCGCGGCACGAACACCGGATTTGAAATCCTTGGAGACCTTGCGCGGCACCAGCCGCAGGTAGCGTTTGACGAGCTTATTGACGGTCTGGGCTGGGCTGGGGGGGAGCTTGGGCATGGCGGATCCATTAGGACTTCAAAATAAGCCACAAGTGATCGGAGTAAGCGCCAGCGACATCAGCGCTAGATTTGCTGTGAAACTGCTTGCTGGCGCGTTTCTGCTGGTTTTTTGAACGGCTATTCCAAGCCTTTTCCCAGCGCATGAACGCGCTCTTGAGTTTGCTTTTGGTGATCTTCATGGCGGCTCCGTTGGTTGACAATTCACAGAATACCCATACGTGGGTGCGTTGTCAATCCATACGTGGGTAGCGTCATACAAAAAAATCCTGCACAATGGCAGGACGCAGGGCGGTCAGTGGGATTGCCCGCGAATGATCAGGAGATCAGGATGAAAGACGAAGGGTCGGCAGGCGCAACGGTCGAAAACACTCATGAACCCCTGGCGGAAGATTCGGGCCGCAAGTACGGCGCAGACCTGCAACAGCAAGGCTATTTCTTCCTGCCGCGAGATAAGGCCATCGTGGAGGCCATTGCGATCGACATGAACGAAGGATTCACGAGTGCCAATGCCCCCTATATCAGAGACCGTTACCTTCCCCAGCGGCTGGCCGTCAACAACCCCGAATCGGTGACAGAGAAAGGGCAGCCACATGGTCGTGATGTTTGAGATTGCACCGCCTTTCCGATGGACTCCGAAGGTTGAGCGCGTGGGGCCACTGACACGCTGGATTTGGGCATGGTTCTCGCTGGCTTACCTCTCGGGGAAATTTGGCCGTGTGTGGGAGGCTATCCGGCAAGACGAGCGCCAGAAGTGCTGGGGCGAGATCAACGCAGCAATCCCGAACGGCCCACTGCCTGGCAATGGGTTGGACCAGTCGTCAGTGCGCAATGGCTTGGTACTGGCGAGCAACATCGTCATGGACGGGCTGTATGAAGCGCGAAAGGCTTTGCCATGATTGAGCCGACGAAACCGAGTGAGGTTGCGTCAGCCGACGAAGCGTCGCTGCGCCTTGCAGAAAATGAGAGGGAAATAGCGAAGCTGCGGGCTGCACTCGAAACGGCAATGACTACCCTTGATCAGATCGCAACGACGCCCCGAAATGCCGGGGCGAAGCGGAACGCCTCTGCCACGCTGATATTCCTGCGGACGCAGATGATAAGCGCCGACAAGTTGTAGGCTATAACTTGCGCAATGTCCATATTAGGATTGTCTCGATTGAAAAAAGCCATGTGCGGCTATTGCTTTAAGCCACAAATGGCTATAGACTCAAAGGCTATGGATACCTCTACCACAATCTACGAATTTGTCATGACGCATCTTCGCGCCAAGGCCATCCCACAGAAGCAGATCGCAAGGGATAGTGGCGTCCCGTTCAGCACCTTGAGCAAGATCGCGCAGGGCGCCGTCAAGGACCCTGGGGTGCACACCGTGCAGCGCCTGGCGGACTACTTCGCCAATCAAAGCCAGGCCAAGGCCTCAGCACCGTACCCCGTTGCCGTCGCTGACCCTGCGCAGCAATCCGCCGCATGATCACAGCGCCCAGCCGCTCCGGGATGCAGGAATCGCCGCAGGCGCCTGTCGGCTGGAGCACTGCGATTCCACCGCGCTGGGCGCCCCCCGTTGTCTCCTCCGGCGTACGTCTGGTCCGTCGGAAGTTTCGCCCTGCCCGCCATGCCTCGGGCAGGGCGTCTTTTTCGTGGGCCACAGTTTCATCAGCTTGCCTCCTGTCTTTGCTCTCAGTATCCACAGCACCACGCATCGTGTAGAGGAAAGTAGAGGAAAGAATGAACCCTGTAGTTTCCAGTAGCCACCAGATGTCCATCGACTTCGAGCCAGGGCTGGCAGAACGCCATCAGTCCGCGCTCGACTGCGTTCGCGAGTGCGCCTACACGCACAAGCACCCGCTCAAGACGCTAGCCGCCGACATGGATATGAGCCAGTCTGAACTGTCGAGGAAGCTGGCCCACAACCCGGACGACCCTCGCCGCTTCACGCTCGATGACCTGGAGAAGTTCCTCACTGCTACGGGCGACATGACGCCCATCTACTACTTGGTCGAGAAGTTTTTGGAAGACTCCGACCTGCGCCAGCGCCGTGCTCTCGCCGAACTGGTCAAGCTCGCCCCGCAGTTGGCCGCACTCATCAAGCAGGCCACACCACAATGACCAACCCTCTCCCCGCGCTTCGGCTTGGGTTGGGTTGCTATGGTTGC